CGTTTGACCAACATATGTAGAAGCAATATCAATCGAGTCGGCTGATACTGAAATTCGATCAGCTGTGCCGTTAACATCGAGTACACCGGAGTTGTACGTAAGACCGTCGCCAGCGACCGATGCCGCCAACTGAACGTTGTCACTCGATACTTCAATACCGTTTGCAGTATTGACTGATAGAACATCACCGGTCTTGTCGAGTCCATCACCAGCGGTAATCTGACCCGCACCGGAGAACTGAACAAATGTAAGAGGATCGGTTCCAACGGCCTGTTGACCACCGTCTGATGTAAGAACGAAGCCACGGTTATCGCCTGAAGCGCCTTCCTCAACAAAGAAGAACACGCCGGACGTAACCTCTTCAGGCTCGTCAAAGTCTGTCGCCCGACTGGCTGCTCCAGACGCAACGACGACGTATACACCGTTCTCAGTAGCATCAGTCTGATCTTTCAAGAGAACACGATCGCCGGTCGAAACGGTAATACCGTCGACAGAAACACCATCGATCAGACCGCTTGCGATATCAATATTCGTTGTTGACGCAACTCGTACAGATTCCTTAGGATCAAGACCCGCGGCACGAGCATCGACGTATGCCTTGGTGGCGGCATCCTGCGGATCAACTGGATCAGCAAGATCAGTTATTCGCGTTGAGTTAAGAGATACGTTACCAGCGCCGTTCGGATTCAGCGATAGATCGCCGTCGGTATCCGTTGTAGTAATCTCATTTCCGTCAATTCTAACATTGTCAACATCAAGCTGCTGAAGTCCATCCAGTGTAAGAGATGTTGATCCGTTAGAAAGAACAGTAGTACCAAGAGTAATATCATTGGTTGTTACTGCACCGCTTGATACCGTAAAGTTGCTCGAGTCAAACGATGCAACACCCTTGGTAGTAGCAGTTGCATCATCACCATCGACCGTGATCGTATTATCACTGACGGTCGTTGTGATACCTGTTCCACCAGTAACCGTGAGTGTCTCACCGTTATTAAAGGTATCGTTGGTGCCAGTATCGGCACTCAGAGTAAACGATGTTGAGATACTTGCAGTATTGACTGCAGTTACACGACCCTCTCCATCAACCGTAATGACCGGAACGTCGCCAGAAGAACCAAAGGTACCAACGTCTGAGTTAACCGTCTGCAGCGATACCGCACCGGTTGACACAACAAAGTCATTCGTGTTGAATGATGCAATACCTTTAGTGGTTGTAGTAGCATCGGCAACATCGATCTGAACATTATCAGAGGTTACTGTAGTTGATACGGAAGTGCCGCCAGTAAACCCAAGAGTGTCGTTAAGAAGATCAACGCTTGTTGTTCCACTATCACCAGAGACAGAAAGAACAGTCGCAACATCAACTTGCCCGGCAGCAGTTAAGCGACCATCGGCATCAACAGTAAATGTTGGAATCTGAGTCGTTGATCCATACGACCCGGCCGTAACACCCGTCTCGACAAGATCAAGAGTTGTTGAACCGGAGGAGTCGTTGTAATCTACAGAGATAACACCTGCAGTACCCTGAATTTGACCACCGGAGATATCTTCAATGAACTCTTCGATCGACCGTGTTTCGGCGCCGTCATCAATAAAGAGGTTACTAGCAACTGTACGACCGGTTCCGTTCGGAGTAAGAAGGATATCACCATCCGCATCCGTTGACGAGATCGTATTGCCATTCAGCGTAAGATTGTCGACATTAAGTTCGTCGATCTTCTTATTTGAATCAACAATTAATGCAGAGTCAGCGGTCAGCGTGCCTTTTGCATGGTCGAGCATACTGGTGAAGAACTCACCGCCAATGACGATGTGTTCGGCTGCATTACCGCCGGTTTCGGAACCAAACCCAATATAGAGTCGATCACCACCATTGACCAGCGATGCATCGGCTGCCGAATAGGCTAGCTCACCTGCTGCGAGAGTGGACGGATTACCCGATGTTCCACTTCTTTTAATTCGAATGACACTTGCCATCTCTAATATTCTCCGTTACGGTCTAGAATTCTCCACCATCAACGTTCTGCTGATTGAGGTCTCTTGTTGCTGTCCAATTTTCTGTCGGTTCTTTATACACTAATACCGATCCACTCTCAAGATCGGAGTCGTCGATATTTGTAAACTGTTCCAGTCTTCTCGTAAGAGTCAAAGACGATCTTACGTTTAGATCATCAGTCTGTTTGATTCTGGCACGTATCTTTGACATTTAGTTCGTTCTCGTTACGCGTGGTACTATTTCTAGTATACCTTCTATAATCTTAAAGTCGTTTCCAGTTGTGAAATCACCCGCAAATATGTCGTACACATATCTTCCACGTTTCATACTTGCAGTAGTCGCGTCATCAAGTCGAATAAGAATCTCGCCGCCAGTTTCATCAGCCTTTTCAAGTATAAAGTCGAAAGCCGTTTCTGATTGATGAGTTCTTCTTACCTGTCCTGAGAGTGTCAGGTTAGTAAGATCAAGAGGATCTCGATTCGAGTCCTCTACAATAAGGTTCGTAGAAAAATCCGAACCCTGATCGACGAATAAGTTTGCGTACGATGCCATGATAGTATTTATAATTTAATTTATTTTGGATACTTAATCCATGTTACTTATTCGTTCAATACAATCAGAAATAAGAATTTTAATTTCAGATATATCATTCTCTATTTGAGCGATTCGTTTTTCATTCTCTTTAACAACTTTTGATCTTTCTTTCTTTAACTTATATGCCTTGAGTGCAGCAGTATCGTTATTTACAATACCGCCCGACGTTATATCTCGAACCAATCCTTCCTTTTCAGTTTTTTCATACATTATTCAAAAACCTATTTCTGTAAAGCAATTGCTCTAAGATCAGCGATTCGGGGAACGATACCAGCATTGGAACCCACAAGACCAATCTTAATCTGATACTGCTTAAACGTTGTAAATGTAAATGTATCGGATCCAATTGTTGTATCGTAGGAAACCACGCCGGTGTTGTCTTGATACTCAGGATCGACGTTATACTCTACCTCGATAAAATCAGTTGTGTCATCGACCGAAGAGAATACTTCTTGGTCAACGACCATCTGCATCCAAGTTCTGTCAGAAAGTTCTTCTGGATCCTCGTTGTTCCTTACTCTCATCCACACAACGATATCATTCTCAATCGGTCCCTGTGACGGTGGTCTGTATATCGTAAGAAGAACCTTAAGATCTTCGGCGTCTTGACCATCGGCCAGAGTAATACCTTTACTAACATACTTATTGACCAGACTGCCAGAGTCCTCAGGATTTTCTTCATCAGAAGTGTCAGAGTTAATTGTATTATGAATGTACACCGAGTGTGCTCTTGACATATCGACCATAGGAGATATGTATTCCGAATCAGTAGACATTGACGTCTTGAGTTCCGTCGAGAATCCATTCTCTCCAAAGAGATCAATCTCTTGCGAACGTGAAAGTATCACATTTTCATTTTTCAGTTCGGTCGTACTGTCCTCGTTGGCATTAATAAATTCGGTAAGGCTGTTATCGGAAGAGAGCCTCCCGCGCCTTTCAAAGTCAACCGACGTATTCTGAAAGTCAAGAAAATCCGGTTTGATATGTATCGCAGTATACGGGAAAGAACTAAACGAGTCTATCACGGCTTCGATCTCACTCGTTTCTCCGACAATTCTTGCACCCTCAAAGAATCTGCCGTTCGATTTTTCAAGAACGATTCTATTCTGATCAACTTTATACTTGCGTAGAGTGCCCGATCCTCTTGAGATAGATGTAATTGTGCCGGTAGCAACAACTGACCCACCGCTTAAGAATTCTACGGTTTCTCCATTCTGAAGACCAAACGCTGTTGTAAGAACAACCTGGCCATCAACGTCAACGACTGTACCGGACCCGTTGCTCGTCGTACCCTCAACGGTCTGACCAGTCGATACTGTTCCAGATGAGACCGACACAACGATTCTATCACTACCCGTGATAGTTTCACCGGCAGTGTTGAACGATGACTCGACACCGGTAAGATTAAAGAACTCAAACGAATCATTGGTTAATGAACCGCTCACCTCTTGGCTAGTGTCGAACTGTGCACGATAGAGTTTAAACTTAAGATCGGTCTGAGGTACGATATCCCAGTTGACCGAGTTGTTCGTGGTGTAGACGGCACCAGTAAGACGTCGCGACGTGACGGGTTCTTGAGTACTAACATCCGTTTCTCCAAGTCTTGAGATCCAGAGATATGTATCAGGATTAATGTTCTCTGCGGAGATAACGATAGCATATGATGTATCGTTATATAAAAACACCGGAGCCTTGAACTTAATATTTGTCGGAGCAGTCGCATCGTCAGATGTCTGTAGAATTGGATTATCGATCTTATTACCCTGAGAGTCAAGAATCTTACGATCGGTCCAGACCTCGGAGTAGGGAATCACATTCTGAGTAATGTTGCCGCCTGAGTTAAGTTCTCTTAGTTGTACTCTAAAACCAAGGTCTGGATGAAACTCTTCAAAGAAAAGATCGACAGACGTAACAAAGGTACCCTCTTCTTCTTTTGGAACCTCGACTTTAAAGGTGTACGCGATACATGATGGGCCTATGACCTCAACACCCAGAGGTCTATCACCTACATTACGAGTCTCTGTAAGTGTTTCTTCGGATATCGATGTTGGAAGTTTTGTCGAAAGAGTTGTATTCTGTCTTTGGACATTAAGTCCGGAGGCAATAAAGAGACTTTTAGCTCTTGAGGTAACATCCTCTCTAAAATCTGTATTACTATCACTAACGACAAGTTCCTTTGTACCTACACGAAATCTTTTGCCTGATGAAGGAAGAAACAACACTCCACGCATCTGACCGGTGTCGTCCGATCTTAATTCGGACCCTTCTGGTATAAAGTTTTCTGCCTGATCAACGTCGCTGTACTGACGGACGTATTGAGTCACGTCCTCTCCATCAAAAAAGAAAAAATGTCGCGTACGAGGTTTGATTCCTGACACATAAAAGTTTATTGCTTGAGGACGAATATACGGAATCACAGAGACATCAGTAATAAAGTTACCAAACTGTTGAGTCTCTTTCTCAAAATTAATCTGTGTTCTTATTCCTTTTCGTGTCTCCTGATTCACATTTTCAATAAGTGTACGGTTTGCGCCTCTTCTGCCGGCATTGGTCGATGCCGCCAGTGCTTCGTTATAACTACTGAACGAACCAACAAAGTCGGCCACGGATAAATTGCCACTTCTATCACCAAAAGGCCTGGCATAAAGATTTGCTCCGACTCCGTTTCTTTCCCACGACTGCCAATTTGTCGAGATAGTTCTTTCTGTTGGAAGATCATCTCCGATCTCAAGATTTTTATCGACTGTTGTCTCATCGATCCAAGTATCGTTATCGGGATCGAGTTCCATGTTTCCTATAAAACGATACACCGACTGTTCAACGTTGCGTCTGGTGGTCGCGCTATTCTGTTCGACCAATGATTTCTCAGACAGAACCGGAAGATGAACCAGATTGCCGATCTGATCTAAGTTATCCGTCTCGGCATCGTGAACAAACTTAAACGAATCAGACTCAAAGACCGGACGCATCGCCTGTTCTTCACGATCGACGGCGATATTGTATTCGGGATTGGTTGTATCACCAAGTGAGTGATCTAAAAATCCATCAACAAAGAATCCATTCTTAAATCTGTCGTTTCCGTTTTCATCAAGAATACGAAGGTCTGCTGTTTCTTTTTCAAGAAGATTGAGCGCATTATAATATTCAAGATTCTCTACACGCTGCTGCAAGACGTTAATGTCTCGCATTGTAAAACGTTTATGAGTGATTCTCTCGTGTGTACAAAAATTATCCCGAAGGCCAAGAATTCTCGAAAAAGTCTGAGAAATTGACGGAAATGGAGGAATGAATATATTTGCAATTCCCATAACATTTTCCGGCACTGGCGGCGTTACAGGAGAGAGTGAAGGCTTACCTCTTACGGTAGAAAAGTTTCCTTCATAGTCAAGAGTAAGAACGTCTCTACGAGCAAGGTAGTACGAGTAGTCAAATCTTATACGACTTGAAGGAAAAGGAATGAGTAGCTTGCCAGTCGTTTCATTGCCAATAAATGTATCACCATACTCAGGATTCACCGAAGCATTTGAAAAGTTCTGCGTCTCGGTCGCAGTGCTCTCTTTTACCGGTCTGTAGTCGAAAGAGTTACGTAGGTTGTATGTCTCTCCGGACGATGTCGTATACTTTGGAATCTGAAAAGTAAAAATAGTATCGTCGTTTTCTGCGGTATCATCAATTGGATACGAATCCACCGAAAAGTACGAGTGTGTAGTCGATTTAAAGTAATCGAGCTCTATCAATAACCATGAATCGGAGTCAAGTGTAAGACCCACTGGTCGAATACGAGCGTGATCATAGAAGTTGTCTTTCTGCCCGTTATCGAGAACGAACGAATTTGTGACGTCGGTTCCATCGGTTACCGAAGTAAAAGGATCACTTCCTGAATCACTAGGCGCGATTCTAATACTACGAATCTGATGTACATCGGCGAATCCAAGAGGAATTCCCTGCGAAACATCGGGCGCACCGGATTGATCCATACCGATCTTAACGTAAACATTAGGTGTCAAGATCTTTGTCGATTCAAAGATGTCCGGTCTACGTGCTTTGTAACTTACTGTTACGGGAACGCTCGTCGACACAGCATCAAAGGTATTACCCAATGATATCGTAAACGTTGTGCTAGAAATGACATTGATCGTAACGCTTGGATCGGAGAGATCCAGGTGTTGACCCTCATAAAAGTCATTAGGAGATCCAAGAGCACTGTTAACAGAAAGAAAGATTCCGCTTCTTTCAATATCAGACAGCAGCCCGACCGAATACGAGAGAGATTCGTTTGACGTGACCGTGACGTTCTTAGTGTTTGGTTCAATCGTTGACGATGAAGTCGTATAGAAAGAGTAAGAGGTGTCCGTATTATTTTCAAGTTGAGTGTTGGACCGTAACTTTCTAACACTCTCCTGTCCGATACGATAGATAAGAGTATTTTCTATATTCTCTGTAAGGTCTTGAGATATATCAGCAAAGAATCCTGTAGTCTGTACCGCAGCAGCATCAGACGGAACATTACTTCCAGTCATTTCAATATCAAAGAGATAGAGCCTAATGGTTCCATTAGGAGTCCCGAGTTCGCCGTCATCGTTAAGTACTGTTTTAACTCTTGCCGTTCCTATGATCGATCCCACCGGTGAAAATGATGCATTCGTTTCATTTGTTACACGTTGTTCAGCAGTATCGTAGAGATTAACGATTGTTCCTTCATCAACATTAAAAGCACCAACAACTTCGTTAACGACAACGTATCCACCCGTTCTTGCCGAGACGATTGCATTATCAACGAATTCAAAATCAATACTCTTATCGATGAGCTCGTGGTGAGTGCTCTGATTGTTTACTTCATAACCTTGAACATAGGCTAATCCTGGTTCTATATCGATTGATAATTTATCTTCATCACCGTTTGGATCGAGCCCCTCATTATTTCCGGTGTCAAGAGCCTCCCGTGTACGTACGGTAAGGCCGCGTACGTAGTAGTCGCCCGACTCGTCGGAGGTTCTCTTTGCGATTTCTTCATATATGCGAGAATACTGAGTTCTTTCTTGTGACTCGCTCTCCTCACCTTCTTTAATCTGAACAAACGCAGTAAAGTTATCGTCTGTATCCGCTACTTCTGGTTCGAGTGCATCAAGAGTAAGAGACAGGACCAATCTGTTGGCACCCGGAGCTGCAAAGTTCGAGGATCCTCTTGCGTTATCCAAAAGACTTGGGTCCTCGGCCGACGTCGCAACACGAGGAGGCTCGACTCTAAATCCTACAGTCTTTGTAGGATCTATTCCATACTTATCAACAACGATTGTTCCACGAGGAAAACTTACGAAATAACCTCGCGAGTATACAACACCCTCTGCTATCGTAAAGATCGTGCCGAATCCTGTCGCCTCGCTGTCGTCTTCTACCGAGGCTTGAAAACCAAGTGTGTCTATTGTAATCGTCTCGCCTTGACGAAAGGCAGTTTCGTCAATATCATTCGAGTTCAGATAACGAACATAAAGAATGATTGTATCATCGTCTTCATCGATTGTTCCAGTGACGACATACGCTCTTAGATCGGAATCTGAACCAGTAATGGTCTCGCCGATAAAACGATCTATATTATTTTGACTTACGTTAATACCAGAGAGTCTTACAAAAGGAGTCTTTCTTTGATAGTCAAAATCACCACCAAGTACGATACTTCCTTCGCGAAAGACGTGATCGCCGAACCGTTCGACCTGTTTTTGAATCGTTGTTTGAATCTGAGTAAGTTCTCGCGCCTGAACCGCGTACCCAGGACGAAAAAGAATTTTATAGTATTCTTTATCTGGATCATAATCATCAAAGTACGGTTCGCGATTAAAGTCTATGTCCATTCTTATCAATCCTTAATTATGAAGCGGTTTTGAATTCCAAGAATGATCTTACGGTAAATGAAAGATCGTCCGATGGTTCAAAGAGTCCACGATTCGTTGTATACAGTAAGTTACCAGAGTATTTATTCACAACCGGAGCAGAAAAAACATTTGACAAGCTATATGTTTGTCCGGGATCACTTTCTCTAAAAAATGTAGATGAAGGAATCTTATATAATGAAGATAACTGCTGCAATCTTATTGAGTTACCATCAATACTTACGACTCGGTACTTCACTCCATTGTTTATAAGAATCTCATCGATCTCAATGCCTGCGGTTGTGGTAAACTCAAGTTCAAAGTCCGTGAGTATTGAATTCTCACTAAGTTTACGATTACCGGATATTGTACGAGGATTCGTAATAATTCCGTACTGACGATAGTCCTGCTCTATTAGGTCGAGCAGACTATCGTAACGAATTACCGAATATATCGCAAGTGTTCTTCCAAACAGTTCACTTACGGCGTCGTATCCGTGGCCTTCTATCGGAGGAAGAATCGCATATGCCTCGGCGTCTGTAAAATTAGTACCGGGATCGTTTCGAGTAGGATCGCTAATAACTACATTGGCGTATGAGTATCCAGATCCAAACTCAGTCATCACGATCTCCGTGACCTCTCCTCCGTCTAAAAAAATCTCTGCCTCAGCTCCTTGACCATCACCTTCAATCGTAACCGTTGTTTCGCTTGAATACGCCTCTCCGGGATTTTCTACTTTTACTGCGTATATAGCACCCTCGACTGCAGTCTGCTCTATGACTGATTGAAACTCTGATATATTTGACCCCGAGATAAAGGCTTCCAGATCCGCGCCGTTTCCTGCGCCATTTACTTCGAGTACCGCGTATGTGTATCCTACTCCGGTAGAATCAACAACAACGTCGATGATTTCTCCACTGACAGGATCAACGACCGGAACAAATGATGCACCCTCTCCGTCTCCTGAAACTGTAATCGTAGTCTCGATGTCTATAGGATAGTCCTTACCCGGATCCTCGATCGTTGCGTTAACGATTGATCCCTCGAATACCTGTGCCTTCACAACGGCAGAGGTATTACCATATATTCCTGTTCCAGGGGTTGTAGGAAGAACCGTAAGTTCTGGATCACTGTTATATCCGATACCTGCATCAGTGATTCTTACATCAATGATTGAACCGTCGGTCTGAGACACAACGGGTATGATTTCCGCGCCACCAACCGTGATGTTTGGAGTGTCGGACGTTTGATACCCCGCGCCAGGATTGACTATGTTGAATCCTGTAATTCTTCCTTCTATGATGATCGGTTCTATCGACGCGCCAATACCGGTGTTCGAACTTATAGTGACTCTTGCTCCAGCAAAATAGTTCTCGCCCGTTGAATCTATAATATCTCCACCCGAGTCTATCAGTTCCGAATCCGAATCAAGATCGCCTGGTCCGACTGGATCTGCTATAATGTCAATACCCGTAATTTCTCCGTTAGCGTCTACACTAGTGATCTCAGCCTGAGCGCCTGATCCAATCGTGGTATCCTCGATACTAATTGTTGTCAATTGATCAGTCGTATAACCGGATCCTCCTGAGATAATACTAACTCTCTCAATACCACCGTTGTTGTAGAAAGTTTCGGTGAGTGCTTTCTGAACGGGCATATGCACGTCATGAAGAAATTTGACAGCTTTAATAGGCGCGATCGAATACATGTACTTCCACAGATATCCGTCCGAAGTGCTAAAAACTTCTGTAGAACGTACGCTAGGTTCCACAGTGGATCGAGCACCGTTACCGTTATACAGACACTTATATACGCCAAGATCCGACGTCAGACAGTAGAACGGTTTGTTCTCCATGTTCTGAGTATGATCCCAAAAGTCAAAAACAGTACCCGACTTCCAAGTAACTCGACGAGTTACGATAGACGCATTCGTCGGCCTGATTCTATCAAGATATAAAATATTATCACGTATTCTTCGATCGTATTCGGTGGTACGAGGAAATGTGTCTAGTTCAGGCTCGTCCTCATCGTTCCAAGGATTAATTTTTCCAAGAAAGAAGTAATAGTTGCTTCTCTCAAAAAATATATCCTCGAATGTCTGATTTACGAGTGTATTGAAAAAGTCGGATCTAACAGTTGACATTTTAGTTAATCGTCACGTTCCAATTGATGGCAAGAATATCATCGGCTTCCTTATTAATGATCGGAAAAGTTGTACGACAAAGCATAACGTCATCGGACTCGCCGTTAAAGATACCCGCCTCAACGATTCCGCCGGTGCCTACACCCGCGTCAAACTCTGCAATATACGTCACGACATTTGAAGTTACTGTTGAACTGTCAAGCGTTACTCGAGCAAGTTCATTTCCCAATGTCGTATTACCTACTTCTAGGTTTGCGTTTGAATCTCCAATAGCCATCTCTGACATAAAGGGTTCGTTGTCATCGATCATGCGACGAGCAATGAATTCTTTACCAGTTGTTACGACAATGTTCTTAAACTGATATTTTTCCTTAACGGTTCCATCAGCCTTCTTGAGTACTACGTCAAGTGTACCAGTGGGTTTAATATCATCATTTATCATTTTCTTTCTGATCTCCTGTTGTAAATTCTACAATACTATTTATTACGTTACGACTACCAAAGATCCATTTAATGATATTTCTGCAGAATCAGTCAGTCCTGTTGTATACGATTGATCTTGTTCGTAATCCTCGGCAAAATAATCAATACCATCCGAAAGACTTTTTATAACATTTTTAATATCAAGGTCTTGCGTAAGTGCTGGAGACGTATCTATAAAAGTTTTTTCAATATTCTTTTGTGTAATGTTTTCGTTTGTTGTTGTACTATCATTCGGTATCTTAGTAACACTAATTGTCTGTTCGTCGGCGGTTGTAGTAGTATCGACAAGTTTCTTATTCAGATTATTAAAGATCTTCTCAAAGACCTCGGCAGAATCGAGAAGTTGTTTCTTAACGTCTTTGGCAACGAATTCATCGTTAGTATCTGCAATTTCAAAGAAATCGATCTCGATAAAGGGAAGTTCAAACGATGCGTCGACAACAAATGTATCGAAAGTTACAATATTCTCATAGTTAAAGAAAGGCTTTTGACCGGCAACATTAAACTCAGGAACTATGTATCTGTATTCAAGTGGATCGACTGTAGAATTAAGTTCGTACGAATACGTTTGATAAAAGAAGCTGTCCTGTATACGAGTAAAGTCTTCTGATATGATACTCGACAGATCGCGCCATTCGCCCTCGAGTCTTGCGAATGGGGCAAAGTTCATCGTAATTATTGCTCTTGACCTAAGAAACTCTTCGAGAGTAATATCAATTACTTGATAGTCAAAAGTATCACTGTCGTCTTCTCCTGATGCTACACTGGTTGTCGAAAGAACTTCTCGGCCAGTATAGGAAAAATCAAAGTCGCTTCTATCGTTTACATCACCGCCAACGTATAACTTATCTTCAGATAAAGAGATGTATTCATTAAAAAAATAATCGGATTCGTATTCTATCTCCTTGCCGGGTTTAAGATCCCCCACATAAACTTCAAGAAAATAATTGCCTGGCAAAAGAAGTCCGTTAACATTATCCGATGTGCCGACATTATCAGAACTTACAAACAGACTAAACTTTGTACCACCGCTCGGTAATGACTCTTCGGTTAAATTAAAGTCCGATGTTCCGCTCGGTCTAATCGGAAAGGGAGAGACGAGCAAAGTAGGAGAGGACGAGTGCTCGTAACCGTTCTCAACGATCGATACTTTTTCTATCGCATTATCATCGGTAACCTTATCAACGCGAATCAGTGTATCACGAACTGTTCCAGGAAATCTGAATACCTGCCCAGGTTTCCAACTACTTCCACCATCCTGTACGAACACCGATGTTGGTGATGGAACAACCCTTCCTATTTCTATAAATTCATCGGTGGTTTTATTTCTGATGACGTATTCGTCACCGAGTTCGACATTTTCAAAAACCTCAGTCTCTGAATAGACTCGAAAGGTTCCTAGAACAACCTCTTCGAATCTGGACGTCTCGACAAATGTTTCTACTCCTCTGAAAAGACGATATACCTCGATGTTATCGAGAGGTATGTCTCGTACTCCGGGAGTATCCAGTGTAATGAATGATTCTTGAAACCATACCGAATTTGATGGAATCAGGATCTGTTCATTTGGATACGTAACTTCGACTGGTTCGTTGAAAAATATTCTAAAAAAAGTTTCTATTGATTCTCGAGAACCACGCGACTGCCAGAGTTCTGATATCTTGTTATAAAATATCTTTGGATCTGCTTCGTACTGCCGAGGAACGAAGAGGCCAATCTCTTTTTCTATTCTCTTGAGAAACTGCTCTTGCTGAGTCTCAATGAATCTCTGTTCGGGCAGTGTGTTCTGAAAATACGCAGACTCGTTCTGTGTCTCAAGAAAGATGAGATACTCACGAACGAATTGTATAATTGCAGGATAGTTCTCCCGAATATGACTCGGGACAAAAGTATCGACAAGTGTATCGATGTGAGGACTAATTTCTGATCTTATGTCAGACATTATTATTACTATTCGTTCTTGTCAAACGTTTTGTAATTTACACCGGAATCATTTTCTCCGGTAACGATTTTGTCGACATATCCCTCAACACTAAATCTATCACACTCGCAGTTGATCGCAAGAATTGTATTGAAGGCTCCGGCAATATCATACGAGTTTGGTACCGCCTCTATTGAGATCATGTTGCCCTCAAAATCAGTAGGAATAAAGTCTGTAAGTGTGATCTTGTTGTTCTCAATTGTTCCGACGTTCCTTCTTACGACCGTCTCACTTCCTTCGACTCCAGAAACAATGATAACTTCTCTGGTACCGTCATCATTGAGCAAGTCTGTAAACCTACAGTTTTCTACACCATCAACTGTGAATCTACTTGATGAACGAATCACGGGCCGAGTACCAAAACTCTCGAAAAGATCAACCGAATAATCGAGTATGTACGTTTGTTTACGTGCCAGCGCCGGCACAAATCTTCTTGAGATATAGATTCGCGCGAATGAGTTAAGAATCGATTCATCAGAATTATCGATCGCTCGTAGGAAGTTTGAGTATCTGAAGACTGAGTCGAACTCATTTAACTCCGCATCGTTAAAATTACGAATGGCATCAGTAACCTTATTCTCAAGAGCCGTGATTGATAGATTCGTAAGTGACGGATCGTATTTAAAGAATACTTCAAATGTAATAAAAAGAAACACTGGATCGATGATCCTAGGTTCAATTGTTGCTACGTTTTTTGGTCTCACTATACTATCAACGATAAGTTCCTTTTCATCATTTGTAAGAAACTCTGCATTCTTAGGATTGACCGATATAAACACTCTTCCATACACAGGAGGATCATTATCTTCTCCACCCCAGGCCTTTATTGATCGAAGATTTGAAAAAGACTCTCTTATAATTGTTTCGTAGTCTCTTGAGGTTACTGCTCTGTTTTGCGCGGCGTAAGATCGTGGCGCAAGAAACTTTATTGAATCGAGTGATTGCCTTTCGGCCCCACCTCTTGCAGAACTAACAGTACTTATGGATATATTATTAAATCCAGAGATGTCATCGACCGACGT